TAGTGAATCGTACTACTTTCACTCCGAAACCCGCATTCTGTGGCTTTATTGTGGCAATGACGGTACAGTCATGGTAAAATCGTGGCATTAGAGACAATAGCTGGGGACCAACATGGCGAGGGCTAAACTTAACGAACATGGTGTGACAGAGCAGCAGGAAAAGTTTGCTCAGGCATTTGTGGAAACGGGCAACGCGTCCGAGTCATATCGTCGCTCGTATAACACTTCCCGTATGGCTGTGAACACCATTGCTAAACGTGCATCTGAAATGCTTGATAACGGGGCAGTTGCAGGGAGAATCGCCTCACTTCGTCAAGTACATCAGAAGCGTCACAACGTAACAGTCGATTCGCTCATCGCCGAGCTGGAAGAAGCACGCATTGCCGCTCTGACTGCTGAGACTGTGCAAGCGTCCGCAGCAACCGCTGCAACGATGGGTAAAGCGAAACTGATGGGACTGGATAAGCAACTGGTTCAGTTGTCCGGCGGTCTGGACAATGTGAATACAAATATCAATATTACCGCCGAAGATGTGAAAGTATTTAAAAAGGCGTTTAACGATGAATTTTAATTCTCCGAAAGAATTGAAATTATTACGTCTCGCACTTGAGGAGGACTTTACTTTATTTGCTCGTTTCTTCTTCAAAGTTTTAAAAGGAACTAAATTTGTATTCAGTGACCACCACCATGTAATTTGTGATGCGTTGATGGATGTATTTTACGGTCGCACCACCCATTTAATAATTAACATGCCACCGCGTTATTCAAAAACGGAACTGGCTGTTAAATTGTTTTCCGCGTGGTGCTACGTTAAAAACCCCAAGTGTGAATTTATTCACCTGTCGTATGCTGATATTCTTGCACTGGATAACTCCGAATCAATTAAATCAGTTTTGAAGTCCGAAGAGTTTCAGAAACTGTGGCCTCATGTGACCATCAAGGCGAACAAGGATTCGAAGAAAGCATGGGGCACTGAGCAGGGTGGCGTATTTTACGCGACGGCTGCGGGCGGTCCTATCACGGGTTTCGGTGCTGGTAAACTGGACGACTTCGAGAACGGTAACGGCTTTGGCGGTGCGATTATCATCGATGACCCGTTAAAACCGGATGACGCGTATTCCGACCCGAAACGTAACGGTGTTAACCGTCGCTGGGATGAAACCATTAAATCACGTTTTAACTCCACAAAGACGCCCTGTATCGTCATCATGCAGCGACTTCACGAGGAGGACTTCTGCGGCACCCTGCTGAAGGACAGAGAGTATAATTTCCGTCACCTGGTACTCCCTGCCATCGTTGACGAGGGTTTACCGACGGAGCGTGCATTGTGGCCCCAGAAACACTCTCTGGAAGCCCTCAAAGCGATGCGGAAGAAAAACTCGTACATGTTCTCCGGTCAGATGCAACAACGCCCCTCACCGCTCGGAGGCGGCATTCTGAGGGGGTCGTGGTTCGGGCGTTACGCCGTTGTACCAAAGCTGAAATACAGAGCGGTGTTCATCGATACGGCACAGAAAGCCAAAGAGCACAATGACTATCAAGTTGCTGAACTGTGGGGGCTTGGTGAAGATGGATACCTGTACCTCCTCGACGTTATGCGTGACAAGTTCGAAGCATATGAACTCGAGGTAAAAATCCCTGACTTCTGGAACAAGCATCGCAATGATAAAAACGGTCGTTTGCGTTACATGGCTGTCGAAGATAAATCATCCGGTACGGAACTTATCCAGAAGATTCGCCGCAAAATTAAACCCGTGATACCCGTACGAGACATACAACGCGGACCAGCAGCAAATAAATTAACCCGCGTGATGGACGTACAGGGTTACATTGAGTCGGGATATGTTAAGATACCTGAAGATGCCCCATGGGTTCATGACTTCGTTACGGAGTGTGAAGCGTTTACTGCTGATGACACACACGCTCATGATGACCAGATTGACCCAATGTGTGACGCAATTAGTCAAATGCTCCACAATGGCAAAGCAACCGTTTCGGAGATTTTATAAACATGGCTAAGACTGCTAAAACAAACCTTCATCTCATGCCAGCCCGGACCACCGACGGGCTGGTCAACGTCGTGTCTGGCCTCGGAACGTGGAAAGCGAAACGCTCTCACAACATGTTCCAGTATGCTGCGCTGTCTAACTGGCAACAACTTGACGCGGCTTACCAGACGAACTGGCTGGCACGTCAGATTGTGGAAATACCCGCCGAAGATATGTGCCGTGAGTGGCGCACCATCAAGTGCAAGGAAGCCGATGACATCCGCATCGAAGAAGACCGGCTGATGGTTGCTGCCAACGTGCAGGAGGCTGTTACATGGGCGCGTCTGTACGGCGGTGGCGGTATTCTCATGCTGACCGGTCAAGACTTGTCAAAGCCGCTCGACGTGCGCCGTATTCGTAAAGGTGATTTAAAACGTTGCATCGTGTTTGACCGTTACGACATGTCACCGCTCACCCTGAACACCTGGGACATTCTGGCACCTAACTACATGATGCCGGAGCATTACACCATTACTGGTGGTGGTCAGCAAATCCACTGGACCCATTTTGCGCGTTTCAGTGGCAAGCGTATCCCTCGTCGCCAGATGGTCCAGACTCAGGGGTGGGGTGACAGTGAGTTACGTGTGTGCCTCGACGACATCATGGACATGGTTGCGTCAAAGGATGGCATCGCGGAACTGATGCAGGAGGCAAACGTCGATGTGGTCAAACGTGAGGGACTGTCCGACGAGTTAGCCAGTGACCAGGATGATGCAATTGTGTCGCGTTACACACTGTTCAGTCAGATGAAGTCACTGGTGCAGATGGCCCTGCTGGACGGTGATGAGTCATACGAACGTAAGACGCTCGACCTGGGCGGTGTTGCACCGGTACTTGAGACGTTCATGACGTGGATTAGTGGCGCGGCTGATATTCCCGTTACGCGCCTGTTCGGTACCTCTGCTAAGGGCATGAACGCCACCGGCGAAGGGGACATGAACAACTACAACAACTCCATCCGCTCCAAACAGCTGACACAGGTTGACCCGGGGTTGCGCCAGCTCGATGAGGTGCTGGTACGTAGTGCACTGGGTTACTGGCCTGATGACTTCAACTACGTGTGGAATCCACTCGCACAGCCTAACGAGCTACAGATTGCACAAGCTGCCAAAATCCGCGCTGATAAGGATATGTTGTATCTTGCCGAGGGTGTTATCACCGTGTCACAGGTGCAACGCAATCTGGAAGCCGCCGAAGAGTATCAGTTTGAAGACGGTCAGATTGATGAACAGTCGGAGACTGAGAAAGAGATGTCCACTGTGCGACGCCCGGAGCCTGACGAGCAGACCACGGACGCATTCTGGATACGCTACAACGGATACGTAGCCGACGGACTGTCACATGATGAGATAATGGAAAAACTGGCCCAGTAACGGGCCAGTTTGGTTAACCCTTCCGATACCCCGCATCATACAGAATCTTAGCCGCACCGATTGACACACCGGACAACCGAACCATTTCCTCAATCGCGCGTTCCGCTTCGGTACGGAGTGGGCGGAATGACACCTCATGCCGACCGCCACGCTTTGGTAATTCCTGACGCAATAGTTCGAGTAATGTCATCTCGCATCTCCTGTGATAATATTTGAGTAACACGTACACTCTACACTATACTGACGAGGTCGTCAAGCATGTCACGACAAACAGAGCTAAATTATTATCGCCAGCTGAAACAGGTTGCACAGCTTGTTCGTGAGGATGTGGACACCAACATCGTTCCGCTGGTGAAACGGCTTGCGCCGGAGTACACTGCTGACGGCTGGAGTGATACCATCGCCTCGGCGATTAATCAGTTGCTCACACGGTGGCTCGGTGCATTTGCTCGTCGCCAGGCTGAAACCATCGCGTCACACTTTGTACAGACTGCGGCAAAGGATAACGCCCGCTCATTCGCTATCAATCTGTACGGCGGCGATACGCAGTTACAGGAATATCTGAGCGCTGCATCGTATCAGAATGCTAAACTCATTCAGTCCATTCCGGCTCAGTATCTGGAGCAGGTGCAGAACATCGTCATGACCAATATGCGTAACGGTATGCGCCCCAGTTACATCGAGGAAGCGCTCGTTAAACAATTTGGTGTCACGGAACGTCGAGCCAAATTAATTGCCCGCGATCAGACATCCAAAATACAGGGCGACATGAACCGCATTCGCCAGACAAATAGCGGTATTGAGTATTTCAAATGGATAACGTCACAGGATGAGCGGGTGCGTCATAGTCATGTTGAAGTTGCGAAGCGTGACGTAGGATTCGGTGAAGGTGTATTCCGCTGGGATGATTTGCCGATTGTTGATGGTGTACCGACATTCCCGGGTCAGCCAATAAATTGCCGCTGTGTGGCGAGACCAGTCACAGCGGCGGCAGTGGAGCGGTATAAGGCTAAGAAGTAACCTTATTGACAAGTTGGTCCATCGCGGTCCATCGCTTAGATGCCGAACCATCCTCTTTAGTCGCGGTGAATGTCACAATATCCTCGAGGAAGTTCATTTTAAAGTTTGTTACAGTGATAACACCGTCCACATCAATAATCCGGTCATTGTTGCGGAGCATTACCACCTTAATGGGTTTATAGTTCATTTTCCGTACGCCTCACGTAATACAGCGTTAGCGAGCGCCCAATCCTCATGCTTGCGTGCAAGCTGCTGTGCGGCCTGTAATAGTTCTTTATCGACAATTCGCGCCTCTGATACGGGGCGGTTGTAGCCGGGAAGTAATGTATTCATTTCTCAAACCCTCTCTGCTGTTGATGAACTGAGTATACGTCATGCCTGACGAACTCGTCAACTCAAATATACGACCCAAATCACAACGCCGACACTAAGCATGAGAAAGTCCATAGAATGTCCCCACTCGTTTCAAATCGCGCTGTGCGTGACAGCTGTAAGTACCATCGTCCCATTTGACCCAGTACTGCGGCGGGTCATTTGCAACAACATTTTCAACAGTGCCGGTCACGACACCATCGGGGAATAACTTCACAAGTGTCCCGGTTGGGTAGCGTGGGATGGTTGTGCTCATGGTTGGATACTCAATAATACAAAACCCGGAAGATAAGACCCCACATCTGCGACATGTATTATTTTTCTGGTACACGCATTGCCGGTGTACTCACCATCCCATTCCATGAGTAATAATTTGTCTCCAACTCGAAAATCACGGTCATTCTTACGCAATTCAGCAAGTTTTAAACCGTCCAGAACGGGGAGAAAATGTTCCGGGAGTATTTTTAATTCATGTGTAGTCATCATCACTCACCCTCGTATAACGGTTTCAGTTTATACCCGAACATAACAGCGTTGTTATGCGCCACACTGCCCGCGCGGACCAGATATGTCGTACCGCGGTTGGTTGTCACTTCGTATGCGTATGGTTTCAAAATGGTGTCAATCTTATCTAATTCAGTTTCACATTGGCGGATGAAATCGTTACTCATTACTTGCTCTCCAGCTCATTAATCAAGCGCTCGAGATACCAACGGGCCTTTTTCACATCTTCCAGACCGTTCTTCTCTTCATAGCGCCACAGATATTTAACGACATTCGCCACACATACCGCCTCGATACCGGTTTTACCCACCGTGGCGGCCTTAATAGCATCGATACATTCGATACTACCTTGTGTGTAGTGTGACGGATGGTTGACCATGTCGGTCATGCGTTTAAGTTGGGTCGTATCCATGTTGTATCTCCTGTGAAATATATGTATTATGTGTTCAACGATTATCACTATGGCATATTCTGACGGACTCGTCAACATGCAAATCACCGTAACACACAATGACCGTAAAAGTTTCGCACTGAATTCCCAACGTGTTTACACGGATGAGGGATTTCTGCGTGTGCCGGGTAAAGCTGCTCGTACTGGTATTCAGGAATATCTAGCTTCGGAACTGAGACTGAAAGACCGCGCACCGAACGACATTATCCGTGTGTATCGTCCAGCCGAAGAAGTGTTCAACGATGAATCACTTCAGAGCTATCTCGGCGCAGATGTCACGAACAACCATCCTCCCACACTCGTCAATGCTTCCACGTACCGTAACACTTCCGTTGGTGTTGTAACGAGTGTCGGTCGTCAGGACGGTGATTTCGTCATTGTGGATATGGTTATCAAGGATAAAGACGCGATTAAGGCCGTTGAAACTGGTAAGTGTGAGTTGTCAGCGGGTTACACGGCGGTGTATGATGATACACCAGGGACAACGCCGGAAGGTGAGCCGTATGACTTCCGACAGACCCGGATTAAAATTAACCACGTTGCAATTGTTGACCGTGCTCGTGCGGGTGCAATGGCGCGTATCTTCGATAATATGGAGAAAAAACCCATGTATCAAATCACCACTGACACCGGGCTAAAAGTCGATGTGGCGGATGCTGCGGTAGTAGATGCGTTCAAACGCTTAGAACAGCGTGTCAGTGACGCCGAAGCCGCCAAAGAAACCGCACAGGCCCAACTCGACGCAGCACTGGAACAGGTTGCCGACCTGACCACCAAATGCAGCGACGAAGCCCTGAAAGCACGCGTGGAAGCAATTGCACGTGTTACCACCTCAGCGCGTAAAGTTGCTGGCGATGAATTCACCTGTGACAGCATGGACCCGGTTGCAATCAAACGTGCCGCTCTTGCTGTTAAACGTCCGTCTGTTGACTGGGCTGAAAAATCTGCCGCCTATGTCGAAGCCGCTTTCGACATGGCTGTAGAAGAACCGGTGAAACCTGTGGTAGACTCACAGCTTGAGCAACTGGCTAAAGATGGCGCTAAAGACATCAAACAGCCGGTAGCCGACGCAAAACCTGTACTGTCCCGCGCACAAGAAGCACTGCTGCGTCAGACTGGTAAACTTAAATAAGGGTGACATAGATGGCTATTACTGCAACCAGCTACGGTCTGAATCACGACGCAGCCTTTACCGGGATGGTCGCCGACGGACAAGTAGCGAATATCGTTTCCAAAATCAACGATGACACCACAACCGTCGCATATGGTAAAGGTGTTGTGCGTAGCGGCGAGAAAGGCTTTAAGGCCGCAACTGCCAGCTCCACAGCTGACAACTTCGTGGGCGTATTGGTTCGTGAACTGAACCGCTCTTACGCTGATGGTGCAACTTTCGGTGCTCCGGTTGATCGTCCGGCATCCGTACTCACCGCTGGCGCAATCTGGGTGACCGTAGCAGAAGACGTCGAGGCCGGTGACGCTGCATTCCTGCGCGTTGGCGCAACTCAGACTGGTGATTTCGCTAAAGCGGTCGGTTCCGAAGCTACCGCATCAGTCGCTATTACTGGCGCTAAATTCCTCACTGCCGCAAAAGCCGGTGGTCTGGCTAAACTGTCTATGGTTGTTGGGGGTTGATAATGGATAAACTAAACAGCGTTGTACTTGACGCACAGACTATCGCTGGTAATCCGTGGGTCAAACAGTATCTGGACGGTCAGAACGCCATCAACGTGCCGGCTGAATTCCGTGATGCTGACGGTGGTATCGCATTCTACATCTCTCAGCTGGCACAGATTGAGCAGACCGTCTATGCAACTCCGTATGCGGATATTACTTATCTACAGGACATCCCGGTTGTATCCGGCATCCCGGAGTTTGCAACGACTTGGCAGTACCGGTCATACGATGGTGTTACGGTTGGGAAATTTATCGGCGCAAACGCTATGGACCTGCCGCGCGTTGCCCAGTCTGCGAAACTCCACACTGTACCGCTGAACTATGGTGGCATCGAGTGTCACTACAGCATCGATGAGCTGCGCACCACTGCGTCTCAGAACATGCCGATTGACACCATGCAGCAGCAGCTGGCATATCGTGGCTATGAAGAACACAGTCAGAAAGTGGCGTACTTCGGCGACTCACAGCTGGGAATGTCCGGTCTGTTCAATAATAGCAATGTGACCGTGACCAAGGCATCTGTTGACTACACCACTGCCACCGGTCAGGAGCTGTTTAACATGCTCAACGACCCGCTGTTCGACATCATCAAACTGTCCAAAAACTTCCACCTGCCGAATACCATCCGCGTATTCCCGGACCTGTGGAAACGCATGAACAGCACGCTGATGACCGGGTATACCGACCGCACCGTTATGGAGCATTTCAAAATCAATAACTCCTTTACCCTGATGACCGGGCAGGAAATTGATATTCAGGTTCGTTACCAGCTGACCGCTGCGGAACTGGCTGCGGGTGGTGTGTCCAACGGTGCGAAAGACCGCGTGCTCATCTACGAGAAGAACGACCGCAACCTGGGTGTTGCCAAGCCGATTCCGTTCCGTATGCTGGCACCGCAGAACAAAAGTCTGGCCGTAACTGTACCGGCAGAGTATAAGATTTCAGGCACTGAAATTCGCTATCCTCTGAGCGCAATCTACCTCGATATGATGTAATACCTACCCTCAGCAGCATCCCAAGCCCTCTTCGGAGGGCTTTTCTTTTGTCTCCTCTTGAGTTATAGTTAACGCCATCTTAAGAGGAGCAATTCCATGTTCGTAGAAAAAGCAAAAGAAATACATAAAGGAAAGTATGATTATTCCAAAGTGGAATATGTGAACAACAAAACACCCGTGACGATAGTTTGCCCGGTGCACGGTGATTTCGTTCAAATACCACAGGGGCACCTGAACTGTGAAATAGCGTGCCCAAAATGCAGAATCGACGATGTTTACGACCGAATGATACAACAGGCGCGAGCGATTCATGGTGACAAGTACTCATACGTCCGGGAATCGTTCATTTCCGTAGTCAAGAAAATGTCCATAGTGTGTCCGGTACACGGGGTATATCACATGACACTGAATAACCACGTTCATGGGGGCGCGGAGTGTAAACCCTGTGCACTGGCAAAGCGTGGCGAGTTACACCGAAAGACACTTGACAGTTTTGTGGAAGACGCGAAAAAAGTTCATGGTAACAGGTACGATTATTCCAAAGTTGTTTACGAGGGCAACAAAAAGAAAATAACCATCACTTGTGCAAAACATGGTGACTTCAAACAGGAACCATCTTCACATCTTTCGGGAAGAGGTTGTCCAAAATGTGGCCTTGAGTCCAGAGCAAGCAAAAGCATGAGTACTCTTGAAAGATTCATTCACAAAAGCAGACTCATACACGGTGATAAATATGATTATTCTAAAGCGGTGTACAAAGGTGGTGACCAAAAACTAACCATAATTTGTCCGCTGCACGGTGAATTTTCCCAATACGCAAATAACCACTCTTCGCTCGGTCATCAATGTCCGACGTGTTCTAAAGCTGGCGTGTCCCGGGGTGAATTTGAAGTCTTCAACTTCGTCCGTTCCATCTGTCCCGTTGCGGTACAATCCGACCGTACAATCATTGGACCGCTGGAACTCGATGTTGTAGTGCCGTCACACAATCTGGCAATCGAATTTAACGGTCTGTACTGGCACGATGAGCGCACGAAGGATAAGAGGTATCACATTACCAAGCGTCATCGCGTGGAAGCAGCAGGATACCGTCTGATAAGCATTCGCGAGGATGTCTGGAATGAGCGCCGCGAACAGGTAGAAAATATCATTCGCAACGCACTCGGCGTGACATCCGACAAAGTGTTTGCCCGAAAATGTAACATTGTGGAAGTTTCGACGTCTGAAGCGAAGGCGTTCATGGAGAAACACCACGTACAGGGTTTCCGGGGTGCGACCGCGCATTATGGTCTGCAACACGATGATACCTTAGTCGCCGTAATCAGCCTGACAAACTGGCAGAAAAAGAACGAATGGGAACTGGTACGATATGCGACCGCGTGTAATGTCCCGGGTGGACTGTCCCGCCTGTGGAAACATGCTACTACGGTTAACAACATTGTCCGTGCCTATTCATACGTTGACCGGGATTTGTTCACTGGTTCCAGTTACATTAATGCTGGTTTCACACTTTCAACCACGACAGTGGGGTTCAGGATTGTAAATGGTTGTACAACCGAATCGCGTGAGAAGTGGAACCGCGCACCGGATGGAATGACGCAGACACAATGGTATGAGTCAGAAGGTGTCTCACGTATCTACGATTCTGGACAGGACAAGCTGTTGTGGGTAAAATAACAACGGGTAAGTATTGCAACTAAAGGTGATTTATGATTACTGTAAAAAATATTTCTGCGCGCCCGTTCATGATGCCGGGTGAAGAAGATGTGATGAAACGTATGCTGGCACCGGGTGATTCGAAAGAATTCGAAGTTACTCCGGCAATTTACAGTCTGGTCAGTGCATATCAGGACGCAGGTGAACTGGTCGTCACAAGTGGTGAACTGGTCAACCCTGACTCAGACGCCGACGATGTGACCATTGACAAACTTCGTGCAGAAGCCGAAGAACTGGGTATCAAAGTTGATACACGCTGGAAGAAGCCACGTCTTCAACAAGAAATTGAGGCAGTAAAAACCGCCTCCTAATTAACACACGGGATATAACATGCACATCACCGCCGAAGTCATCGCAGATTTTCGCATCTGGCCGCTCGGCGGTCAGGCTTTCTCATCCACTACCGATTTCCCGGACAGCCTCATTCAGTACGCACTGTGTGAGGCTGACACGGAGACAGGGAGTAAGCGCTGGGGAGGTTATGAGGCAGAATGCCACAACCTGAAACAGCGCGGTATGTTCTATTATGCCGCACACTGGTTGTCTGTTTACTATCCGGAAGGACTGAAAAGTGATGTCAATCAGGAAGCGCGGCTAAACGTGGCGACAAAATCCGTAGGGGATGAGTCTATTTCGTATCGTGTCCCGGCAATGCTTGAGGTCAACAACGACTGGCTAACCTGGTCCGTGTACGGACAGCAGTTCTACAGGCTCCGTAAACGCGTCGGTATGGGCGCATTAGTCATATGAGGTAATTAAATGTCGGTAACAACTTACGAAGTTCTTTCTGCTAATACAGTTAGCGAACTCGTTGCGCTCGTCAATGCCGCAACAGGTAAAACGCCACTTGGTGAGATATTCATACAAGGTGGTGCGCCTCGACAGGTGGTTGTCACAGGTGAGCCGGTAAGCGGGTACATCTCTGACGATTATCGAGCTGTTGTTGGTGTAGATCCACGAGGTCTGGCTGACGCTGTAACGGCAGTCATGACTAATGAGATTCAGCCATTGGGTGCGCCAATCATCCGCAACAATACAATGATTCAAATGATGGGAACCGTGACCCCTTCAGGTGGCGGCTCTGTGGCGTGGGATAATATTACCGAGAAACCTGCTGTTATCGCCGCGGGTGCGAATGCCGCCGCAGCACGCACCGCAATTGGCGCGGGCACTTCGAGTCTGGTCATTGGCACAACTGCATCAACGGCAATGGCTGGTGATAAGTTCACGCAAGGCTCAGCGGTATCCAATGTCGGCTCGCAGACGGTATCGGGAGAGGATGCAACAGCCGTGGCTACCTCGGCAACCACGGCTGTTAACGTGGTTGCGACAAAATTAAATGACCTGCTTACACAGCTGCGCGCCTCTGGCATTATCGCATCGAACTAATTAATATGAGCCCCTCACGGGGCTTTATTCGCCAATCCTCCCGGCGTAGTGACGACCGTAATACTTCATGATGACCTTGTCAGCACATAAATAACCTTCATCCTCAACCACGATACCTCTGATAATGAAGAAGCTACGATAGTGTTTTGTTCTCATCGTGACCTCGAATATGGTTCGCGTTTTGGACCTTTCGGTATCTCCTGCGGAGTGAATCCGCGCTCACGCCAGAAGTACCACAGTTTTCTTGCCAACAACGCGCGATGTGGAGTATTGAAACAACCGATCGTCAGCGTGACATTCCTGTAGAAGACCACCGCCTCCCACTTACCATACCTGTGATGAATCCCGGGAACTCGCGCGAGATGTAACTCACGCGACGCAATCCTGTCACACTTCTTACGCCATTGTTTCGTGGGGACATGACGCAGGATATCTTCAACAAGGCTTCCCATAATTTATAACCCCTCTCCCTCTCTAATTCGCGTACTGAGTGTATCAATGGTTGACGAATCCGTCAATACCACACGATGACGTCGAGGCTAATTTCATTCCGATCAAAAAGTGAACAACTTTGTAGTACAATATAATTATAGTGTACTACCGTATAATTTCATTCCGATCAAAAAGTGAACAACTTTGTAGTACAATATAATTATAGTGTACTACCGTATAATTTCATTCCGATCAAAAAGTGAACAACTTTGTAGTACAATATAATTATAGTGTACTACCGTATAATTTCATTCCGATCAAAAAGTGAACAACTTTGTAGTACAATATAATTATAGTGTACTACCGTATAATTACTGTAATTTTATTTTGTACAAAAAAAATGAACGATTACCCGAAAATACCCTCATCCAACCCCAACCACGGGGTATGAATTTTACTTTCACAATCAGCAGCTTACGCGCATAACCGAAAACCCCGTACATTCTTGCTATATTCTCCCTTCTCTTTTATTACTGTTTGTATGCTGTATATATACATTCTTTTACTATCTTACTACTATATTAATTACTATTTTATAGGGGTATAGGGGTATAGTAATATATAGTAATGAAAACTAAGGAGTTTTTCATACCCCACAGAGGATTATGGATGGGGGTATTAAGGGTATCGACATAAAACACTGGCTTCCGAACGAAAAGGTAGTGAATCGTACTACTTTCACTCCGAAACCCGCATTCTGTGGCTTTATTGTGGCGTTGTGTGATAATGTCTTGACAAACGTGAGGAGGGTACGCGATGTCAGTCAACATCAAAGCGCTGCGGCAAGCCAAACAGGCAATGCGTTCGAAACTGGAGCAATACGCTAAAGCCAGTCAGAAGACTGTGACTGTCGGAATCCATTCGGACGCAGGTGAACATCCTGACTCGGGAATCACTAACGCACAGCTTGGCGCATTGCTGAATTACGGTAACCCGAATAACAAATTATATGGTAATCCCGCACCTATCCCACCGCGCCCCTGGCTGATACCCGGTGTGCAAAGTGGTAAACAGGACATCGTGGACACCATCGCTCACGGCGTGGCTAACGATTTACCTCTTGACCAGGTGCTTGAACAAGTGGGTGCATTCGCGGCTGGTGCAGTACAGCAATACATGACCGACCTCGACACTCCTCCGAACAGTCCGTACACTATCGCTCGGAAGGGTTCTAGCAATCCACTTATCAGCACTGGAGCTTTACGCGCGAGCGTAACGTACAAGGTAACCAACGAAAAACCTGACGAGGATATCTTATGAGTCTGTCAATGCGTGGTCATATTGACAACGTGTTTAAATCTGTACCGGCGACACACGTGGGTAAATCTGGCTCACACGTGGACGGTATCTGGACGACAACGACCTCCCCCCCCGTGAGCTTCACAGTCAACGTCCAGCCACTCAGTAGTAGAGAGTTGGACTTCCTCCAGCGTGGTGGTCAGCGCATCGTTGACCCACGTAAAATCTACGTCAACAGCGGCGACCTCGACTCAATTATACTCGATGGTGAGTGGGTGTTTCTGGGACAACGTTGGAAAGTAATCCAAACCGATAATCGTCCGTGGCGGAAATATTGTAGGGTGGTGGTAGATCGGTATGACCAACAATGAAATCTTTGCGGCTCTCAGACCGCATATAATCAACGTGACGGGCATTTCTGAGTGTATCCTTGCCGACCCTAATGGTATGGCTCCGGAAGGTCCCTACGCCTCTCTGAGGCCGCGACAATCGATTCGTGAGCGGGGTCAGGCGAACATCGTCATGAGAGACGGCGAGAATGACACTATTGTGTATGAAGTTCGTGCTCAAATCGTCGCCGACTGTGATGTCAATTTCTTTCGCGGTGAAGCGATGCGATACGCCGAACTACTCAAGGAGTGTCACAAACGCCCGGACGTGTGCTGGCCCCTGTGGAAGTTGGGTATTGGTTGGGGTGGGACCGAACCGGTACAAAACCTCACCGCGCTGCAAGCCAGTAATTTCGAAGAACGGTCACAGATAACCATCAAGTTGTTATACGAGTCGGTCAATACGGTAACTGTGAATAACATTCGCCGGGTACCGTTCAGCATTGCCGACGGTAACGCCGAAGTCTATTTCGAGAACGGAACGGTCCAATTACGTTACGTGGAAACAGAATCCGGTATACTCTATCAATCCGGTGAAATTTCGATATAATGACCAAGGTGTGCACACTGCAACTTACGAGGACTCGTAAACATGTTTCCAATTGAACAAATCATCCCCATTACAACCCGGATTTCTCCGGCGGGATTAAGTACAGCAAACTTCGCTTCTGCGATGTTGTTTGCTAATAAGACCGAACTCCCGAGCGGTTTCACCAAAGACACGGTTCGTACCTACTATTCCACCTCTTCTCTCGCCGCTGACTTTGCCCCCACGACCGAGACGTACAAGGCCGGTGCCAAATTCCTTGGCTCCACTCCGGCGGTACCGAAACTCACTGTGTGGGGTACCGCGGACGATGACGCCGACATCAAAACAACGCTGACTAAGGCGTTCAACAAACATTACTGGTATTGGACTCTTGTCACCAAAGATGTACTGGCGACGGAGGCCGACGTACTGGCGATTGCATCGTGGTGTGAAGAGAACAGCGTCATGTTCCCCAACAGTCAGACCGGTGAGGCCGTGGTTAAAATTCGTAACCCGGACGCCGATGACGACATCTGTTCGAAGCTGAATAAACTGGGCTATCGTCACGCGTTTACCGTCGCTCACGCGACCGACCCGTATGCGGCCTATGCTCTCATCAAGCATTCTGCCTCGGTGAATTACAGTGCCGATAACAGCACTATTGACACCGAATTTAAGAAATCTCCGGGTGTTGCTGCCGAAGACCTGTCCGACACAGAACAGAACGCGATGGTCACCAAACGTTGTGCATTCTACAGCGTGCTTGACCTACAGGGGAGCACCGACAGCGGTCGCTGGCTGCAGACGTGGTCGCACAGTACCTATGGTGAGTCTATTTCCGACATCGTCGATTTGGACGCGTTTGTGAACTCTCTACGCGTGGAACTGTACAATACCATTGTCAACCAGACCACCAAACTCCCGCAGACTCCGGTTGGTCAGGAAGCGCTCATCGGTGCGGCCAAACGTGTGGGTAGACAATATATTCGCAACCGTTATCTCGGCCCACGCAATTACACCAGTCCTGACACCGGTCTGGAAGCGTACACCGAGGGGTTCGAAGTGCTGACTAAAGCGACGGATATTCTCGACCTGTCCGATTCTGACCGCGCGGCACGCAAGTCTGCACCGATTAACATGCGTGTGTTCAAAGCTGGTAGCGTCAGAATATGTGACGTCACAGTTGACGTTTATTGATGGAGGATGACAGATGTCATTAGAAAATTTTAGCACGAGTAATATGGTGGTTACAATCGGGGGAAGAATTATAACGGACTGGGGTGAGTCTGACCCACCGTATACCGATGAACCAATTGACGCGTCCACCGTATTACGTCGTGGTCTGGGTGGTAATGCTATTCGTCTGGACCGTATCAACCCGGGTCGTCGTGTCACACTGAACCTAAACCCCGGTTCGGCTGACTCCGCGTATATTAACGGACTGTTTCAGAGTAAGGCCAACATCGAGTTGACCTATACTCAAATCGGCACACTTGACGCCGCTGTGGGTACAGAAGGTGTGATTGTGAACGATGGTCCGCGCGGGCGCGGCGGTCAGACAATTACCGATGACCAGTGGATTTTTGAGTTCAGTTCGTGGACTGCGTCAAAGGGTCCGGTAAGCTAAATGAAAGGGGCCCGATGGCCCCTTAGTTATTTTGTCGATTAAATCAAACCTTCTTCGGATAATTTTCTGACAATCCACATTTCACCTTCAGCATAGAACATGGGCTGTGAGAACCCATTCTCTGTCTCCCGCATTATCCCGTACCCCTTATCGATGAACCATTGCTGAAATACACGTCCACGCTTCACGGAGCGATTGTAGACGCCCATCGAGGCTAGTTGTTTGTTTAACCATATCGCTGATTGTCCGAACTTCTGGGCGATCTGAGTGGCGTTATAGAGACCATTGCGTTCTACAATCCGGTCGTAGACGTCTGCTTTTGGTGTCATCTCCTCATTCTCTAGTGCAAGACGTTCTTTCTCTTTCTCGCTTTCCAGCAGCGCTTCAAGTGCTTGAATATAGTTTTGTGGTAGTGCAGGTGTATTCACCTGTGATTCCAGCTCTTGCCAGCGCTTGATTATCTTCATTCGTAATTGAGCGTTATACCCTGACACCAGGCAGATGGTGTTATCTTTATCCAGCCGGTACTCCCATGCGTTTGGGTTGGTGGTATCATACTGAATGCACATAACCCCATGATTCGTAACGTAACTCAAATTTGAGTTACGAACATAATCTTCATCGTGACCACCATGTAGAGCGCAGAGCATTGAGCGAATGTCTCTGCAAACATTGTCGTGACGCTTCTCAACTAGCGTCGCAATCTCGCGGCTAGACATGGTTAGTTCCGATTTTGTGTTTACTAAATCGTTCATCTCTGTTCTCCCCTCTTGTTCGTGTGGGTGTAGTTTCGATAAAAATCACGACCCGTTCGAATCGATTTATTCATGGTCACGATTAACGATGTGATTGATCACAATTGGTCCCTTAGTTATTTTCTTTTACTCCGAATGAGGAAGTCCGCTTTGTCCATCATTTCTTTACGCCAGCAAATCCCGGTACCCATGTACGCCGGGTCGTCACTTTCCGCGTAACCGTATTCATTTTCATGATACGTGCAAATCGTATCGGTTTGCTCATCGTAAATCTGAAATTGCTCGCTCTGACCACCGTGGGCACCACTGCAGTAAATTGCCGCAGCCACGATAACAACCAACCCGGTTCCAAATTTGTTTAACATTTTCACATCTCCCCTGTTGTTTTAACTTAAATCAAACCTTCTTCAGATAATTTTCTGACAATCCACATTTCACCTTCAGCATAGAACATGGGCTGTGAGAACCCATTCTCTGTCTCCCGCATTATCCCGTACCCCTTATCGATGAACCATTGCTGAAATACACGTCCACGCTTCACGGAGCGATTGTAGACGCCCATCGAGGCTAGTTGTTTGTTTAACCATATCGCTGATTGTCCGAACTTCTGGGCGATCTGAGTGGCGTTATAGAGACCATTGCGTTCTACAATCCGGTCGTAGACGTCTGCTTTTGGTGTCATCTCCTCATTCTCTAGTGCAAGACGTTCTTTCTCTTCCCATAAGTCGGCCGCCAACCTCAAAGCTTCGCCCATTGTTTGTGGTACCGGTAGGGCTGATTTACTTGCGGCATCCTGTAATTCTTTGAGCGTATTGATGACGCTGCGCCGGACTGCTTTGGATTCGCGCATACCTACCAGCAGCATTTGGTCAATGTTAAGTGTGGTATAAAATGTTTTATGGCCGGTTTTCCCAACTACGAAATTTTCGTAGTTTAAATTTTCACCAATCTCATCATTTACCCGAGCGTGAAAGTCGGAAGGTCTCACTGGTTTTTCTCCCGCCGCCGCTCGAGCCGGATTGATTACTTCATTTAAGAAGTCGAGGCTTGACATAACAAAGCCGCTGTTGACATTCAATATGGCGTTCATCTCTGTTCTCCTCTGTTATCTGTAAGTGACTGAAATTCCTCATGGTACAAATCTGTACCATCTTTTAATTGTTCGATGAGGTTGGGAATGTCTCGTAGAACAGTTTTATGCTCTTTCCCAGTCAATTCTGCAATCTCACGGCTGGACATCGTTTGTACATCGCCGACAGTCATTAAGCTGTTCATATCTCACATCTCCTCTCTCTCTCGTTCGTGTGAGTGTGGTTTGTTTATGGTCACGATGGTGACTGACTAGATTTTGAACTCGTAAATCATTTTGTCAGCATCCTTTTGAATTTCATTGCGCACAGGTAGAAGAAGTAGAGACCTGGTAGAGCCAGAATTATCGGCACAATCTCCCCATTTTTCTCGTGTTCCAGACCCACTGCAATCATGGATGCGGCCACAGCTGCGACAATTAAGAAACATACCACTGTCATGATTTTGTTTAACATTTTCGTGTCCCCCCCCCCCGTGTTGTTTTGTTGATGTAACTGTAACTCGCATTGACGACGCCGTCAACACTTAAATCAAACCTTCTTCGGATAATTTTCTGACAATCCACATTTCACCTTCAGCATAGAACATGGGCTGTGAGAACCCATTCTCTGTCTCCCGCATTATCCCGTACCCCTTATCGATGAACCATTGCTGAAATACACGTCCACGCTTCACGGAGCGATTGTAGACGCCCATCGAGGCTAGTTGTTTGTTTAACCATATCGCTGATTGTCCGAACTTCTGGGCGATCTGAGTGGCGTTATAGAGACCATTGCGTTCTACAATCCGGTCGTAGACGTCTGCTTTTGGTGTCATCTCCTCATTCTCTAGTGCAAGACGTTCTTTCTCTTTCTCGCTTTCCAGCAGCGCTTCAAGTGCTTGAATATAGTTTTGTGGTAGTGCAGGTGTATTCACCTGTGATTCCAGCTCTTGCCAGCGACGAATAATGGCGGCACGCATTTTGATACTGTAGCCCGACACCAGAATCAACGTGTTTTCTTTGTTTAGAAGAAAGACCTTACTCGGTCTGCCTCCGTTCGACGGCATGACCTTTTCCTCAAAAGTGAGGGAAAGTTCTTGTGCCATTTTTGATATGTCGCGTCGTACATTATCGTGTTCCTTCCCAGTCAATTCCGCAATCTCACGGCTGGACATCGTTTGTACATCGCCGACAGTCATTAAGTCATTCATATTTCGTATCCCCTCTCTCGTTTGCGTGAGTGTAGTTTCGATGAAAATCACGACCCGTTCAAATCGATTTGTTTATGGTCACGATTAACGATAGAATTGATGACATCTAACTGAGGGGGGGGAATAAAATGTCACTTGTTAAATCTTTCACAGTGGGCGACACAACATACAACGCCGCAATGCCGTCCGCAATTGAGCAGGACGAAATCTTGTCATTGGTTGGCGCACAATTCATCGTGCACGCCGGGAACGTCTATAAGAACGGTGGTACATTGTCGGTCAAGGATGTTGTCCTAATGCTCACCACGCTACCGCACGTTGTCAAAAAGCGCATTTCAGAAGTGTTACTGAGTAAAACTTTCGTCGCCGGTCAGGAACGTAAGGTCGATGTTGCTGATTTTGCTGGACGCATGATGAGTTTCAACACCCTGCTGGCTGAATTGTTTCTGTGGGTTTACGCTGATTTTTTCGATTACGTGCAAAACGCAAACAAAGACGAGTAAAGGGCACCGGGCGACCCAGTCCGGTCAACTGGTACTTTATGCGGGTTTGCACGGGTATCGAGGGGGTGTGCCCACCTCTTTGTACATGGGCACAGTTAAAAGATGGTACAATATCGCTTGCTGAAGTCGAACAATTTCACTTTGCGATGGATGAATTGCAGGGTAAGTATATCGAGGCGATAAACAATGCAAGAAATTCCCCTAAATAACGGCGCGGCTAACGCCCATCAGACCTTTACGGTCAAGTTGGGCGACAACGTTCTCGACTTTGCGCTGGATTACATCAGTTACACCGACAAGCCCGCGTGGACAATGACTGTCTCACAGGATGGTATCAACTGCATCACCGGTGCAATGCTTGTCCCAAATGCTGAGGTCAGTAAAGCATACCGCGCCGGGTTGGGTCGCTTCTTCTTTGTGGGCGATGAAGTAACCATTGACAACCTCGGCGTCGATAACCATCTTCTGTGGGTGCCCGAATAATGGCTAATGTGATTACGCAGTTTCTGGTCGGTCTCGGCATCTCTTACGATGGTAAAGGTGCTGAACAGGCCGAAAAAGATATCGACAATCTCGGCAAATCGGCGGAGCAAGCCGGTAGTCAGATGGACGATGTCGGTAAGTCGCTCGACAAGGGTGTTAAAACCGGTGTAGAAAATTCAAAATCACGCATTATGAGTCTGGTCACCACTTTCAAAGCTGCCGGACTTGCGATGTCCGGTGTTGCCGCGGGTGTCGGCGCAGCGTGGGCGTTTGAGTCGAAGAAAGCGCAACAGGCTTACGACCTGAACAACCAGCTTGTAACCAGTCAGTTCGGACCAACTGAGGTTTATGGACTCGGTGCGCTGGCTGAACAGCGTGGCGGCGACCGACAAGCAACGACAAACAGCCTTTTAAATATTGAGCGTGGAATTAACCGCATTCAGACCGGTGACGCCGGGATGATTCAGCAACTGGGGGTTGCGGGAATCCGTGTCGATAATCCCACGGGGCGCACACGCGAGGATATTTACAGTGACATCGCCGGACAATTCCAGCGCCTCGATACGACGCGTCAGAGCAACGTGGCGGAGGTTTTAGGTCTCGACCCGGCTACCGTCAGAGTATGGCAGGAGTTCGGCGCTACAACGCTGGAAGTGTCAAAAGCCCGTGCCGCTGAACTGGGTTACACCGAGCAGCATAATGCCGCGCTGAATGCAATCAATCAGACTATTCTCGACACGCAGCAGAAAATGGAAGGACTGGGTAACACGATCGCGGACATTCTCGCGCCCAGCATTAAATACTTAGCCGACGACCTGTTTACGCTCGCCAGTGGCGTAACTAACTGGATGGACAATCACCGTGACCTCATCGATGATATCTCTAGTGGCTCATGGTATGACAAGTATGTGGTGGGAAGTGCCGATAAAGCCGCCGCGTGGATCAGCGATAAGACGGGTTTCGACCCCCGAAACGTTGGTAAAAATACTCAGGAGTTTCTTGACTCCGCCGGGACAATCATTAATAACAGTGTCATAAATAACACGACGAACACCGAGCAACTCCCCCCGTGGGCATGGCAGCCGCGGCGGGAGAATCTGTTTCTGGTGGATAACACGATGAACATCGAACAGCTTCCACAGCAGGAGAATTCATCTCCGGTTAATGACGGTTCATATGGTGCCGAAGCAAGTCCGGTGACCAATAATTATGCGCAGCAAAGTCAGCAGCTGAGTCAAATTATGGAGTCCATAAACCGTCCGATTCAGCTTAACGGCAATTTCACCACGCAGGGCGACGTGATACTGGACGGTAACGCAATTGGACGTTATACCGTGAATCATCTCGAGACACAGGTGTATCCACAGGCAATTGACCAGACCCGGCAAAGGAGTTACTGACAATGGATTTGCGCCAGTATGAAATACTCATTGACACAAAGAATTTTATTACACAGTCGTACCCAATGCTCCGGTGTTCGTTTGATGTGACAACGTATACTGGCGACAGCCTGAGTACGTGTGAATTCCGCTTGTGGAACCTCGCACCGACAACGAAGATTGAACCGAATCAGACCGTTGTTTTTCGCGCCGGGTATCAGTCGCGCATTGGTCAGATTTTTACTGGATTTGTTACCAACGTTTTCACCATTCGTGACGGTACCGACATCATCACACGTGTGACGTGTCGCAGCGGTAGCAATGTGCTTGACGGTGGGACAACGAGTGCGAGTTTCGGTAAGGGCGTGACGTTGTTTGACGTCTTGACCAGTCTCGCACAGGACTGGTCGAAACCGTTATATCTTGTCAATAGCGTGGACAAATTTACCTCTATTGTCATGGCTGGCGGCTATAACGTTAGCTCCGATATCAGCAAGGAACTTGACATTCTGGCTAAGGCATACGGCTTTGAATGGCATCTGTACGCTGGTCAAGTGTTTGTCGGATTTCCGTCTGATGACCGTAAAGCCACCCCTATCAAAATCAGTTCCGCCACCGGGATGATTGATGCGCCCACGCTTCACGGCGGCATTGATGGCGTATTCTGCGACGTTAAGATGCGTCTCGACCCCCGCATGACACCCGCATCGGTGCTCAATATTGAATCGAAATGGCCTAAATTCGATTTCGGAGCAGTAGAGTTCCAGACAACCGTCGACGCTAAACTGGAAGGTGACTGGAACGTTCAGACCATTCAGCATACCGGAGACACACACGGTCCCGACTGGTACACGTTTGTCAAAGCTGTGCGCGCCGGGTCAATGGATACCACCACGACAAATAGTGACGTTGGTAATCGTCTTATTTACGGGCGTGTTGGCGTGCAGGGTGAGGATGCCAGTCAGCAGCAGGATTTCCGTACCGAGGTGCGTAAACTTGGACAAAGTCTGGGTATCAGTCCCAACTGGATTATGGCTGTAATATCTGCAGAGTCTAACTTCAATCCACAGTCAAAGAACAGTAAATCTGGTGCGGTGGGCCTGATTCAGTTTACCAATGTCGGGTGGACAAGTACGTTTCAGACTAAATACGGACGCAATAAAAATGTCATCCTGTCAATGACTGCAGCTGAACAGGTGAGAGGTCCGATTACTGATTATTTTAATCAGTACAAAGGGCGTTACAAAACAATGGGTGACGTGTACATGGCTGTATTCAGTCCGGCATTCATCGGTAAACCTTCCACAACCGTGATGTACTCATCACCGTCCAAAGCGTACAATCAGAACGCAGGGCTTGACACGGACCATAAAGGTTACATTACTGTCGGTGACGTGTGGCGACGTGTTGAGGAACGATTCAGACAAGGTAAGGCATACGTGTTATGAGTTTAATTAACCTTCTGGTAAAGCGCGGCCCACAGCTTGGGTCGCTTCAGTTCGATGCTGTCCTGTCTGATGACCTTGATGCCAGTGTGGACATCGTGCAATACCCCATTGAGACAGGTACGCCAATTGCGGACCACATTATCTATCAGCCTATTCGTTACACGATGATGGGTGCGGTATCGAACAACCCGTTGAAAGTCAGTATCACCGATTTCACCGGGGCGTTGACAAATCTCGTCGATGACAATCCGTTTATTGCCGCAGGTGCTGGTCTGTTCGCGGGGTGGTTGAGCGGCTCAAATGAAACCCGCTCCAGTACAACACTGAACACTTTGCTCGATTTCATGTACTCCGGACAGGTATTCACGGTGGATACGGGTGAAATCACGCTGAACAATATGGTCATCCAGCGTATCGGGCGTTCTAAAGACCCGGAGAATGAGAACGGACTGATATTTGTTGCTGAACTGCAGCAGATTGTCACGCTTGACCGCGTGGCGAACGGTTCACAACCTGCACAATATCAGCTGAACAGTGACGACGTTTCCAGCACGTCCATATCCGGACTGATTGAGCGTGGTTACATTAATGTGAAGACAGCCGCAACGAATGTTGCCAGCCAGGTTACGACACTTTTAGATTTGTAAAAAAAGCCCCGGAGACCGGGGCAAACATGCAGGAGCACAACAGAGAGAGAGCACGGTTTACAGGTTAAACGTCATCTAAACTCTAAACCGTTATATTGGTCGAATCGCCGCGGTGACCAACCGCTCAGTGTACACTTGGCTACACATTCCGGCTATCCGCTGATGCGAAGGAATAGGACACCCCGGACCGCTAAAGACACATGTGCTATATGCCTGTGAATAAATAATTACATTGTTTGACGTGAGTGTCAATAGTATACTTGACATTATTTTCACAGGAGGGCGACATGACCGACATTAACCAGCGCCGCTCGTTTTTGCAGAACGTTACCAATGACACGTTTTTCGAGAACATGAAGGACGTGTACACGTGCATCCCGGGTTACGTGCTGACATTCGACCCGGATACACAGCGTGCACAAATTCAACTGGGAATCACCCGGACCGATGATGTCGCTAAAACTACGTTCGACCCACCACCCATTGTGGACGTTCCTGTAAGTTTTCCGGGCGATGACTTCGTACTGGAATTCGCCGTCAATCCGGGTTGTGAGGGTATGGTACATTTCAGTCAACGTTGCATTGATGGATGGAAGCAGACTGGGGGCATTGCTGCTAATCCCGTCAAACGCTTTCATCACAAACAGGACGCAATGTTTGTACCGGGAATCCGTTCACTTGATAACCTGATTGCAAGTTTTTCTAACGATGGGATACGCTTGCGCAATGCCGACGCGTCACAGCACGTCTGGTTAAAGGGTGATGGTTCGTGCATAATGGCTAATGGGAACGGCAACGTCCAACTTCTTGCAAACGGTACAGTGAGCATCAATGGTGTAACCATTGATAAAGACGGGAACATTACTGCTCTGAATTCTCTGGTGCTGGATGGCAAAGAACTCAATGGTCACACCCATGGCGGCGTTGCTTCCGGTGGTTCTAATACGGGACCGAATAACTGATGACAGTACGTAAATTAGATGAAGATGGTGACATCGTTACACAGGGTTCGATGTTCATCATTGAACAACTGGAAATAGAACAGACGATACGTACCCGTCTGCGTCTGTTTCTGGGTGAGTATTTCCGGGATGTGACCGATGGCACACCGTGGTTTCAGGAGATACTCAACAAACAAACTTCCATGGATGTCCGCGAAGCGCGTCTCCGTGAACGCATTTCCGGTACTCCGGGTGTCCTGCAGTTAACCAGTTTTAGTACCGATTTCGACATCGACAACAAAACTTACACGGTCACCGCCAGCGTGTTGACCTCCTACGGATTATTAACGGTAACCGAGAATGGCTGAATTAACCAGTACGGGCTATAGCGTAAAATCACAGAATGACTGGTTCGACGAAGAAAAACAGTTATATCTGGATATCGACAGTAACTGGAATCTTGACCCGTCCACGCCAGACGGGCTGAAGATGGCACACGATGCTGAAATCTTCTCCGCGCTCGATGAAGTGTTGCAACAGGCGTACAACTCCAAAGACCCGAATAAAGCCAGTGGTTATGACCTCGACGTAATTTGCGCGCTGACAGGTACCGTCAGGAGTGAAGGTACTGCATCAACCGTTACAGGGTTCGTATTAATGGGTACCCCTGGCACTCAGGTTCCCGCAGGCACACGCTTCGAATCATCTGTGACGGGTTATCGATTCACGCTCGACCAGACGTGGACGCTGGATAGTTCAGGTACAGCAACGGTGGATATCACCTGTACCACGGTTGGTGAAATCGAAGCGGACGCCAACACTATCACAACAATCGTGGACACAGTTGCCGGACTGGTGTCAGTTAACAACCCCACTCCAGCAACACCCGGTACATCTGCTGAATCGGATGGGTCGTTACGCCTTAAACGAGCGACGGCCGTAGGTCTGCCGGGTAGCAACCAGGTTGATTCAATGCTGGGGCAACTGTTCAATGTGGATGGTGTACGCCGTGTACGTGTCTATGAGAACGACGAAGCCACAACCGACAGCAACGGTCAGCCCGGTCACAGTATTGCACCCATCATCGATGGTGGTACGGACGACGACGTAGCAATGGCTATCTACCTTAAAAAGAATCCGGGTGTCACACTTTATCAGGCTGGCACACCAGTAACGGTCACTGTCACGTCGCCTACTTACCCCACGATGACCAAAGATATCAAATTCAGTCGCCCCGTGTATGTGGATATGGTGGTGGTCATCGAAATCAAAGATGACGGTACGCTACCGTCTCAGGCGACCCTTGAGCCACTCATTCAGGACGCCATCATGGAATACGCTGCGGGTGGTCTAATTCCGACAGAGTACGGTTTTAAGCCGGACGGGTTTGATATCGGTGAAACAGTTCCGTACAGTTCACTTTACACACCTATTAACAAAGTTATTGGTTCATACGGTAATAGCTACGTTAACAGTATGACGTTGAATGGCGGCACAGCGAATGTTACCATTAAGTTTAACGAATTATCCCGCTGGACAACCTCAAACATCACGGTGACTATCGTATGACCATTATCAAACGTGCAGACCTAGGTCGACCCTTAACGTGGGACGAACTGGATGATAACTTCCGGCAAGTTGATGATTTGAGAGCCGCCGCATCGGCGGCTGTATCGAGTGCATCGGCTTCAGCTACAGCCGCTGCAGGCAGTGCTACGAATTCACTTAATAGTGCAAATAGTGCTTCTAGTTCGGCTGCTGACGCCGCAGCATCGGCAGCATCAGCAATCGATGCGCTAATGAATTCGACATTCGAACCGAGTAGTTTCGACTTCAGCACCGGTGGCACACTTGATACTACAGATCGCAATAAAGCAGTGTACAACCCGGCGGACAATAACTGGTATTCATGGGTGGGTACGTTACCACACGTTGTGGCCCCAGACACAGATCCACTATCCGATGTCAACTGGAGGCCACGTACGGATCAGTTACTGCGACAAAACCTGGCATCGTCCGCGATTCCCGGTACTTCGCTGATAACCCATTCCGATGGTACTAGGCTTGACAATTATATAGAGATTTTTAACAGAAGATCTAAGTTTATAATGCCCGAGGATTTTTCCGGCAATGACACCGAACAGCTTCAGTCGGCGCTATCTTATGCGAAGTCCAACAAAGTCAATGTGGTGTTACAGGCGGGGAAAACCTATTATGTAACTGGGTCGCAAGGTTTGGAAGTAGATTTGGGGTACTATTCTTTCGAGAGCCCCAATGGCATCGCTTATATTGACTTTACAGGTTGTACTGCCCCTTACTGTTTATGGGTTCATTCCAGTCGCCCATATCCTGATGGGTCGGAGAACCACTGTACATCCATGCGCGGTATAAAATTTAAAAGCTCGGTCAAAGATATTGGTCAGCGGTTGCTGCTAACTGGAAACAATAACGATTCCAGTAACGGCACCTACAATGGTGATTGTAAGATCGAAAACTGCATGTTTTCCACTGCAGACATCGTTTTAGGGGGCTCCAATAGTACCTGGCGTTATAAATTCATCAATTGTGGGTTCATGATGGAGTCAACCGGAGGCACATATGCGATGCACTTCCCAGCTGGTCTTTCGGACTCCGGAGAGTCAATTACTTTCCAAAATTGCAAAATATTCGACATGAAAGGATGTCCGATACTTGTGGAATGTGCGAGTTTTGCCATTGGGATGCCTGGTACATCAGTGTTAAATACCCCGATTAAGATAACGGGGAATGGTGCTATGGTCATCTTGGATTCGGCGGCTAATATTGAAAATCCAGGGGCGTCAGCGTGGTATCGCTACGGAGAAGTAACGGGAATTGCTGCGCGACTCATCCTTAATGGATGTACACTTGTGTGTAATAACCCGTCGCTGCAAACGAAACCGTTATTCTACGTAGGGGAAAATGCCTTCATCGACATCACTCTCGTCAAAACGCCGGGGAATGACTATCCCTTCCAGAACGGGGAAGAAGGGTTGAGAACTTTTGTTGAGGGTGACGGGTATGTTACGGCGAGCCATTGTATCGGCGATATCCGTTCTGGTGCCGGGAATATCCCTCTTCATAAATCGCTAAACCCAACATTGAATCCCGGCTTCGAATCCGGTGATTTATCATCGTGGGCATTTAACAACACAGGAGTCAGCACTCAAACGTGCGTAGTAGGTACGGAATACAAGAAAACAGGTGCCTATGGGGCGAGAATGACATCGTCCGGGTCGTCAAGTTGTTTCCTGAGCCAAAAAGTAAAAGTAACGCAACATGGTTATTACAGGACCACGTGTCAAGTCAATATCATAACCGCCGGTACAGGGGCGACGGCGGGAGCACTAACCGTTACGTTCTACGACAGGGCTGACAAATCGATCCAATCGGGCGCAAGTAGTTCTTTCACTAATACTCCGAGCGGGTGGCAATCTGTGGGACAATTCATACAGGGTCGAGTACCACAGGGCGCCGAATATTGTGAAGTATCTATCCGCTGCCGTGAAGGCGCGGTGATTGATATCGACAATTTCATCATCAATTTCACATAGGGGGGGGGGGGTATTAAATGTTGAAAGTAAAAGTGTGGTTTATGACAACCGGCGACCTTCCGGTCACAGTGGAAATAGATGATGGCGGCTCATCGTTTTCCGACGAAATTGAAAAACAAGATTACGTCTTGGATTACTTAATGAATAACGGGTTTTCTGACAAAGAAGGATTGACATTTAAAATAGTTTAGGGGCGTAAGCCCCTTTCATCCGTCCACAACGCACCCGAATTGACTAATGAGAGATTCGCGGTATCATTAGTACATCTTCCATCAATTCCTGTGGGTACTGATGAACTTCTTCCCGGCTCCCTACTTCGTACCGCTGACGATCGTCAGCGGCTACGTCGCAAATGAGTCAGATGTCCCAAATCGCATCTACGCTCAGTATCGTAACAAGCCAAAGGCTGCCGCTTGGTATAACATCACGCGTAGTCTGGCTACGCAGATTGCAGATGTGGCTGCAGCTGTCCGCATTATGTATTCGATCGATGCGGCGCAAGGTGAGCAACTCGACGTTATTGGGCGCATTGTGGTGATACCCAGGGATTTTGTTGGTGAAGTCACCATGGAAACCGCAATGTGCGCCAGCGATGTCAATGGTCCGGCTGAATTCGGTGACACCTCTGCGATGTGTAGTGTGCCATCTGTTGACCAGTCGATGGTGATGTCGGACAAATTATATCGTCTGGCAATTAAATCTAAAATTCTTAAAAACAACTCGTACGCGACCATTGAAGACATTATCACCGGGATGAATTTCCTGTTACCCAACGCGCAGGTCACCCGTCTGGTCGATGGTGAGGACATGAGTTTCTCCGTGGAATTCTACGGGCAAATCACAGAGCTTGAACGATGGGCGCTCCTCAACGCATCTTTCGTTCCGAAGCCGCAGGGTGTAAAATTCAATGGCTTCCTTGAGGCTTATGATTACGTACAGGCAGGTGACTCGTCAACTCAGTTTGGTGACTCATTGGCACAAGCGACCGGATTTATAGGAGTTTAAATAATGGCTTTAGATCGTAGCAACCGTTACCCTGGGCGGTTCGAGAATCCCACGACGGAGCAACCTCAGGGCGCATTTAAAAACCGTACATCACCGACAGCAGAAGATGGTTCATATTTCGAGGCTGATTGGGCCAACGATATGAGTGGTTTTTTCGCTCGCGTGCTTAACGTAGCAGGTGTTACGCCGAACGGGACTGTCGATAATGGGGTGAACAGTCAACTTTATGATGCGTTGATGATTGCGACACCGGGAAGATTACTTAATGTCCGCGCGTTCACAACCGATACGGTGGTATCGAAGACCCCGGGTGCCAAAAAGTGGAGAATTAGAGCGGTTGGTGGTGGCGGTGGTAGCTCCGCAGCGGTAGCTACGGGCGCGGGACAAACATCGATGAGTAACGGTGGTGGGGCCGGTGCTTATGGTGAGGGCATTTACGATGTTGCCACGATTAATTCTCTGCAAGTGACGATTGGTGCGGGTGGTGCCGGTGGTACAGCTTCGTCCACATACGGCGGCGATGGCGGAACAACGTCCGTGGGGACCTTGATTAGCTGTCCGGGTGGTAAAGCCGGCCTACCGGCTGGTCCGGCGAACCCGCCGTTCCAACCTGTCGCCAACGCTAACAGTAATGCCCCTACCGGCTGGAACATCTTCGGTGTTTCTGGGCCGGGTTCCGCCGCTGGCTTCGCCATTTCGACCGATGTCACTATCGGTTCCAGGGGTTCAGATGGACCCATGGGCGTGGGTGGTGCGGTGCAGGCAATCAACAACCCGGCAGTAACCGGCGGTGGTTGGGGTTCCGGAGCATCCGGGTGTTCCAACGGTCCATCTCGGCCATTGAGAAACGGTGCCGCTGGACGCCCGGGAATCGTCATCATCGAAGAATACTCATAAGGTTTTACAACCTTCCCACCAGTTTTGCCACCGGGACACTCTGTCCCGGTCGGCCATCAGAACTTCCCCATTGTGTGGAATTACCGTAGCGGCCTTTTCGGGATCGCCATCGGTTGTCCACAATTCACCACTCGGCGTAAGCAGGTCGTTAGATGGTGGCGGGCATTTGCGCACTTCCTGAGTACACGCGGTTAAAATAAGTACAGATATCAGCAGGATGAGTTTTTTCATTTTACGGTCGCATCATACAGGTCGAGGATACCGCTCTCTTTGACACACTGAGCGGTGGTGGAGTCTTTGATTCGGTCGCGGTAAATGGTGACTTTCTCAACAACTTTTTTGTCCCGGGCTTCTTTTAGTTCCCGTTGCATTTTCTGCAATTCCACATCGGAAGCATTGAGTTTTTCCTGCAGCGCATCACGGGCTTCGACAGCTGCCTTATATTCTTTGAAATCGTCCAGCTTGACTGACTGCTTACCGTGATAATAACCTAGCCAATATGTACATATCACGAATACGATTCCTACAACAATTACTACCCGCTGTAACATTGTCATTTCGATTCCCCCAGTGTATACAGGCACAAATACTCTTCCTGCTCCCGGCGAATCGGCTGCCCAGAACAGTTGTTACTTTTAATGCGGCAGTCACGACCACCATCAAACACCCAACGAGGAATCTGTTTGCACGCGTTCTTCCAGTCGCCTTTTTGCAGCAATTTGAAGAATGTCGACCCCTTACATTTAGTGGGACCAATGTTGTACGGGCAGAACGATGCAATACCAACCTGTTGTACCGGGTTTAGTTTTACCGGGATATTGTCACGTACCCATTTGAGCGACTTTTGCGCTTCTTTGTCGTTCAGAAGGTCGCATTGCTTTTCAGTAAGCCGCATGCCCTTTGTCACCGGCTTACCATCGATGCGCGTCACGCCTCGACAGATGGTCCAGACGGGGGGGTTCGCGCTATCCAGATACGCCGTCAACCTGTTCCCCTCCTTCTCGTTCAGGAATTGATTGAGCAGATCTGTCTGTGTGACTACCGCGGTACCTGTGCCACCCATCGCAAATGCGGTGAGAAGAGCAGTCATTTGTTTGCTTAGAGGATTTCTCATTCGGTAACACCTGCTGTACAATTAAGCTTAATATTAACATATGAGGATGATAAAATGTACGAGACCAAGTCAGCTGCAGTTAAACCACGTAAGGCAGGAGACGCCGGTGGGGCGTGTGTTAAACCTCGTGGTAAAACCGGTGACGCGAAAGTAAAACGGCGGACCAAGTAAACAATGTACGCCCTCCTGATTGCCTCGGTGATCGCCAGACCTCGAGGAGCCTCGTTTCTCTTTGTGATGGTGGCGACTCTTTTCCAGAAGTTGTGCAGCAATCTGGATGGTTCGATTTACTTTTTCCTCGCCGCATTTTGCGATTTCGCAGTGGTCGGCATTCTGTATCGGTTTGGAACATCCCGGAAGTCTCTCGACATGATGCTCATCAGCATTGTCTCCATGTTGATTAACCTAATGGGGTGGTTTCTGTGGTTTTTCTATCGACCACTCGACATCTATGCGGCAACGTTCACGATGCTGTACTGCGTGGCAATCTTCACGATACTGAAAAAGGACAGTGACGATGCTGGAGGTATTGCGGTTCATATCGACAACTCTGGCCATCGTTCTCATGTTGGTGCGGGTTGTCGAGTGGTACATTGAAGCGAGAAAACGCTATGAGCTTTACTGGAAACACACAAGTCGGAACGGTAGTGGCGAGCGGGACGACGATAACGGGACTGATGACTAAATACGGCATTACCCCGGAAACCGTCGGTATCTTCGCCACCTTGTGTGGTATTATACTGACGGTTGTCATGATTTGTGGTCACATACAACGAATTCGTAATGAGTCCGCCGAGCGTAAGGAGAAGGAAATTATTAGGCGAATCGAACGCGAAAAGGCGGAAATTGAACTTGCTGAAATGCGTCAAAAGATGAACAAACCGGCACAGTGATGCGCCGGTACTTTCTCACCTCAACAACGGTAAAACTAACTTTTCCACTTCTTTCACATAATATTCGTAGTCCAGACTGCCCCAGTCGAAATCCTTAGCGTCTGCACACTCTGTCACCTTCCATCCGACATACATCCCAGTTTCACGTACTGCAGCGTGTTTACTGCGACTCTTTGCGTGGATACGCTCATCCCACGGTGTACCAATGCTGTCGAGGTCTCCCGGTTGACCAGTAATCTCGCGCATTACAGCATTGTACACGTCGTCTTTGATGCCGTTCTTACGCTTCCATGTACCCGGTGCACCAGTTGGTGGCAACAGTTTGACCAGTGACCCACCATTGCGCGAGATAAACACACGCGTGGTGTTCTGCATCTCTCGTTCAGCGCCCCACTCGGGCCAACGCATTACCAGACGTGCGGAACGAGGCACTTTTGCTCGCAGCATAAAGTCAAACGGGTCACGGTGCCGCGTGATGAACGTGCGGATGTCCTCACCGTGTACGAGGGCGGCTTCGGCTGCTTTAGGTACTATCATCGCACTAGGGTCTTGGTGAAATTGATAGTTGTATTCGTATGCTCCTTTGCGCTTAATTTTCATATTTCCATGACTCCCGCTTTGCGTGATTGGGGTGATAATTTAAATCGCGCTCAGCTTGCTTGCGAACGGCGATTGCCTCATTCTTATCTCTGAATGTGCCCAAGTGATAACGAACCCCTTCATGCGATATACGTACTAACCATCCCGCACCATTTCTTGTAACACCTCTGCACCCGGAGGTGTTATCTTTGCGTTCGCCCTGATTTCTAGCATTCTCAAAAGCCGTAACAAGACGTAAATTTTCCCAGCGGTTATCCTTTCGATTACCATTGATATGGTCAATTTCACCATTCGGATGTTCACCCGTCATATATAACCACACGAGGCGATGTACGAGAAACATCAACCCAAAACAATTCGTCCAGTAATAGCCCCTATTATTACAGTCCCTTATTGGCGAATATATTGATTTGGGTTTACCATAACTATCGTATCTCTTTATTCTCGCGAATTCCCCACTTGTGGGAGTATAAGTAAAATGTTCTTTTAATAACTCCAAAGACATTTCTTCTCTACATTTCAATTTCCACATCATGGTCTTATACCTTTGTGATTTGTTTATACCATCTTAAATTTTGTTTTGTTCAATGTCAACCAATGGTCATTATGTAATTGTTCACATCACGCTGATAAAGAGATTTTACTTCGTCCGTCTCAAGTCCCAACATTGTGTCTTTCTCCCATTCCGCACAAATAGATTCAACTAACGAATCATATTGTTCGGGGTAGTACATGACAGCCCCGTCAGTATTCGATTGCGGAATAATCATGTCTGGAACTCGCGTTATCAATCTATCAATCAACATTGCCAAACAAAGTTGTCCCGTAATAGTGATACTCAGAAGACACTTGTGGTCGCAGAATGGGCTGAATTTACTCCCCATGTTTCCGAAGGTGCCGTTGAGGGCGAGTTTCAATGCGGCATCAACTGTTTTATCTCCCGCTCGCTTAGCATCACGGCGACGAATGAACAGTTGTTCATATACATCACAAAAAGTTTCACTAAGGTGTTCCGGATAGTACCTGTTCTTTATACTAATGGACGGGTACATGCTTGTAACATCTTTATTTTTCAATAACTTACCGTTGCCGGAATGCACAACGTAGTTCGGAATACCACTATGGATACCTCCCAACCCGAACGAATATTCGACACCATCGACCATGACGGTCATATCACTAAACACACCTTTTGTGGTCAGTAATTCGTCCTGCTGCTTCTTCGTGAGTACAACCCCACGAATGCGTTCCAGAATTTGATTGAACTCCGGTCGTTCAAATTTGATGTAAGGGGGTATGCAATCCGCAAGCGCGATACGTTCACGAATAGTTACTCCCGAGCAATCTACCCCGGCCTTCTCCAGTTCGTGAACGAATATATCTTTGCCGATTTTAGTGTCGGCGTGGTTCATAAAGTTACGTCCGTATTGCTTTGTCAGTTCCTCGCGGAAATGAATTTTGTCGAGTGAACGCACGAAGAATTTAAGTGTTTCGCGGACGTCGTGCTTGTTGTATGCGATGAGGACATCTTTCTGCGCATCGTTCAACACCATTCCGACCGGGAATGGTAGGTCTTTTACGTTGGGGGACCGCATGCCTACCTCTAACGCCTTCAGGCTGGTACGTCGGGCTTTATTGTCGAAGTGGTTTATTTTGTACAGATCAATCTGCTCGAAAATCTGGTCGCGGTCCCATATGATTTCTGGCCACTGACCTTCGGGCTTAATCTGTGATTGCGCCTTCGCATAAATCTGTTCCAGTGTACAACCCGGTGCATTGACCACGTAGTGTAGCACCGGATAGTCGAATGCCAGGTTATTAAATCCAATCCCACGGGCCTTACTGCGCCCCAGGTTGAATACAAATTCGATTAATTGCGACTGTTCGTTTTTGCGGTCACTAATCTCGAAGATTAGCTCCATACCCGTTGCAGCGTGAATAAATGAGGCGGTGAATATATTCGGATATGTCTCCAAATCGTATCCCCAGTCCCGTGGGTCCAGTGGTGCAATACTGGAGAACGCTGAATCAGCCCCACAGTGAGGGCAATTGTGGAGGTCAGTGGGATAAGTTTTACCGCAAGTTGCGTCTTCGCATTTCGATAAATAGTGCATCTCTGTTCCTCTCTGTAAGAAAAGCCCCGGTTAAGGGGCTTGGATAATTATTTATTGAGTCCTTTCCGGTTAATGTATTCCCGGCGTTGCTCCTGCACCTGTTTAATAGCGCGTTCCAGTTCGGCTAACTTTTCATCAATCTTTTTCAGTCGTGGGTCGGTCATGACGATAACTCCGCAATAATGGACATCAGGTGTGGGATGATGTGTTCGGCTTTCGCTTTAGCATAACCTCCCTCATCCGGTACTTTCACCGTTACGTTGTGCAATTCACCCACAATTTCAATAATGTAAGATTCAGTTTCGAACAGAGCCAAATTGCCGACAATTTCAATTTTTGCAATACTCATAACTCTGTGTCCTCCAGATAAACCCCGGCTCACACCGGGGCGTCGTGGTTATGCTACTTTCTGACAGTGTTGTGCGATTAACTCTTCACTCCAGCCGGGCATATTGAGCAACTGTGCTTTGGTGTACACTGCGCCGTTGTAGCTATACTTCTCTTCAACAACCGGCGGCGGTGTTACCAGCAGGTCAGTTGCTGGCGGCGGTGTTGCAGGTGCCGGAGCGGCGGGAGCCGGGGTTGGTGCGCTACCGCCAAATACGCTTGCTGCATCCGGACCGCTACCTTCACGAATGATCGCTTCGCCCACACGTGACAGCTCGAGCAGATTCGGGTTCAAATACACGCCCGGAGTTTTGGACGGCTTATTACCTTTCGCCACGATATTCACACGAACGTAATCGCCGAGTTTAATAGCGTTTACGTCCTGAATCGCATCGAGCGGATTATATTTACCAACATGATAACAGTTGTACGGAATGCGGGTGTTCAGGTGCAAGACCCAGTGACCGCGTTTATATTCGTCCTCATTCGGTGCGTGACCGGCTTTGTTGGGGATATCACTGTCACCGTCGATCACTTTCCAGGAAAAGTCGGGGCGGCGAGTGGTGGCGGCATCGTAACCGTTTTCAGCGTCCAGCGCCGCCATTGCGATTTGTTTACCCCATTCGGTATCTTTCCAGTCCGCTTCACCGGTTTTAGGAATTGCAATACCGATGTAAATCTCTTTAACGGGCTGACCATCTTTACCAAGAACCGGTTGTTTTGTAACTCCATCAGTGCGCACATTCTGTTTCAGCGGGTGACCGTGAATCAGGCGAGCAACAGGGGTAACGAAAGTAAATTGAGCCATCTTATAAATCCTCTCTGCTAAGTGTGGGAGACCCTCTGTCTCCCGGTGATTTGAATACTACGTTAGTTTGACGGGTGCGTCAACAACTATTTTCGGGAAAATACATTTTTAATTGCACGTTCATCAACCTGTTCCAGCTTGACACCCGTGACAGGTGTTTCGGCGTACTGCTCAATAACGGACGGGTCGATACCTTTTTTCACACACTGTGCGGGTGTGTCCAGTTCCTGTGGCTTACGAAGATTTTGACCGAGTAAATCCCCCATCATAATCACCTGGTCCACCGGTACATCTTTCTTCCAGCGCTTACGACCGTATGTGGTTTTAGCGCTGTAGAATGTCACGTGTTGTCCCTGCTTAATCTCGTGCAGTGCCTGTTCCTCCAGACCACTGAGACGCATTTTAATCATCTCCTGCGCACGCTGCAGGAGTCGCAACTCAACGCCCAGTGCATGACCGGACAAATTATGCGTCTGCAACGACTGTACGTAGTCCACACCCGCATAACTCTGTTGCTTCAGCGTGTCACAGTGTGCACGTGCGCTACAGTCGAGACAGTGTGGTCCGGACGTGCACATCGGCGTGGTATCCAGCACGCGGAGTATCGTCTCGTTCACCTGCTGCCGGTATGCGCACAGTTCATCGTATGTGAGCGCCCATTTACGCACCGTACCCTCACCGGTGAATCCGCGTGGCTGTACGATGACCAGTTCAATAATGCCCGGTGGCGACTGGAATTGTTCGCAAATACTGAACGCTTCAATCAACAACTGCCAGTTTTCAAACGGGTCAACAATACGGTGACCGAATTTCGCGTCCCAGACACGTAACACCTTCACTTCCGGTACGTACACCCATGCATCGGGGATACAGTACCAGTCACCGTAACCCGGAACAGGACACACTTCTTCAACGTGAAGGTCGTGCACTCGCCCGTGAGTGTTACAATAACCCCACACCTCGTTAAAATACTCACGAGCAGCATCAAACAGTTCGTCTGTGATGATAATTCCATCCTTTGACAAACTACCCACCAGGCCACTGAATGGCTCATTTTTGAATAACTTCTGAGCCACTTCGTGTGCGGCACGTCCCTCGAGACGTGACTGCGACGGTTCGACATTCAGCGGCGGGTGAGCCTGTTGTGCTCGGAATGACCCGTTACAGACCATCCATTGTCCGGCGTCAGATACTTTGGGTAAGTTACTCATTGTGATTACTCCCCTAAATACGCTTTAACACGTGTCACGAACGGACCAATTTTATCCGAGTGGACGTTCAGTTCCTGTACCGACGACATGCCATCCTGCGCCAGCAGCGCGTTCACGGTTGCCACATCAATCTTACCGTGACGCTCGGTCAGGAAGGTCATTAGGCGCGGGAAGTCCCACTCAACTACTTCCGGTACAGGTGGTACAACAACTACCGGCGGCGGTACAGGGATTGGCGGAATACCCACAACGGTTTGCTCGGTTACCACGCCTGCGTCAGTGTGGAAGTCATCGCCCGGCGGTGTTACGGGTGGTTCGACGTTATCAACTTCTTCCCGTGTCGGTTCGCCAATTTCCACGGGGTTCGGGGTTTTAACTTCTTCATTAGTCACTACTGGTGTTTGAGTATGTAACTCACCCTTCACCGACTCAACAAATGCTGCCCACTCTGCCTCATCCATGTCTTTCAGCTTACGGCGCAGACGCCACGTACCGTCCGCATTGAGCGCCTTACTGGCGGAGTGAATACGCTCGTCCCACGGTGTACCGGTTGAGTCGGTGGTTGGTGGGTCGATATCCGGTTTAACTGGTATGCACAATTCAACCATTTCGCGAGTTACTTCAATACTTCTCCCGTCACGGGGAGCCAGTGACTCAACCTGTTGAGCAGTCGTGTCGACTTCCGGCTCATTCATCATTTGTAGCGCGGTTTGCACTAATTCATCAGTGACAGCAGTTGCTTCGCTTGTGTCAACAGTTGTTTTGCGTGGCTCGGCACCGTGCGCCAGTGCCATTTCTTCCAGTGCTTTACCAAACGCACGCAGGGCGATGTGGTCATCGTTTGGGATGGTTAAGGTGATCATTATTTGGACTCCTGTTGTTCGTATTCTTCACGTGTGCAAAAAACAGCATTATCTGCAATGTTGAGAGATTTGGGAATGTCTCCCTGATGCCACATGTTATTTGTGGCGTGAATGGTACTTTCCCCGATTCGACGGTAGTACCACATTGCGCCGCCATGACCCAAAAATTTACCGGAATCTTTGTTAGCCATACCGGAATCTGTACGGTGTACACCATTAACAATAACGGCATTTGAGCGTGGACCATTAATGAGATTCAGATTGTGAAGCCAGTACCAGCAGTGAAAGCAACACTGATGTTTGATAAACGATTTACCTTCGAGGCTTCTACTCGGGTTTTCCGGATACCCACAATGTTGGCAAATTACAATTTCACCGGATTTTTCCGCTTCTGCAAATTCGCGCTCCATCAACTCAGTATTCATTGAATAGTTACGAACCGCTAACTCATGCTCGGGTTGTTCCCGATGTTGTTCAATCCAGTCACTTAATTTACTCATCTCTCTGTCCTCCGTTGTTGTCGATGTGGTGAACTCTATACCACCATGACGCACTCGTCAACACTAATTTTAAATTTGACACGAGGAGGGTGGTGCGACATAATGACGCTATCGTCAATAACAATGGGGAGATGTGAGAGATGGCGGAAACTGTAATTTGTTTCAGGTGTTTAAACTGTTATCAACCTGAAACAGTGAAGAGAGTGAGAACAAAAAGGTTGAAGGTTAAAGAACCCGCTTGTCCACGTTGTAAATGTAAAGTTTATATAAGCAGAAACAACTCAAGCGTTTTGCGAATTGAATTCAACGCAGAGCAGAAAACCGCTTCGGAGGACGATTAATGACACAAATTAAACAACTGCTCCGGCCTTCTTACGGTTGGTACAACTCGGTCAGTAAGAAGGATAAATGGTTCCTCGACGATGTGCAGATACCGATGTATGTGGCACGTAAACTAATCAGAAAAGCACGTATGGTTGAGTCGAACAGCGTGCGCAAAGTGTGGGAGATGTAGTTGACATGTGGTGAATCACCTCTCATAATGGGGCAACGTTTTGACATTGGAAGAGGTGAAACATGGCTAACCATAGAAAAGATATTACTGGTGAAAAATTTGGGATGTTAACAGCAATAAAACCAGTTCGCACAAATGAAAGGGGTGGTTGGATTTGGTCATTTAAGTGTGAATGTGGAGGCACAACCGAACGACTCGTCAGTACAATGTTAATTGCTAAAAAATCTGGAAAAAAATCACATTGTGGTTGTTCACCAGCATTGAAAACGCACGGTCTGTCCAAACGTTTTCAAAAATTAAACTGGGTATGGACAGCAATGAAGCAACGCTGTTACAACCCGGAGTGTAAGGACTTTCCCCATTATGGTGGTCGCGGCATTACGGTTTGTGAAGACTGGCACAACTTTGAGTCATTTCACGCATGGGCAATATCTTCAGGGTACAAAGAAAAAGTGACAATAGAAAGAAAAGATGTAGATGGTGACTATTGTCCCGAAAATTGTACTTGGATTGAAAACGAAAAACAACCATTAAACAGAACCAATACTCTGAAATACGAGTACAACGGAAAAATGTATGACATTCGTGAACTATCAGAGGTATCAGGCGTTAATTATTACACTTTGAAGGGCAGGTTAACCCGCTACGGGTGGTCGGTAGAACGCGCAATTTCGGAACCATCGTTTAAGGGTAAGAATCAGACGTATAAGGGGCCGACAAAATGTTAATAATGCGACCTTATCAACAAAATGCGATTGATAACGTATACGCAAATTGGGCTGTTGGTAAGCGTTTTGTGGTGTTAGTCATGCCGACCGGCAGTGGTAAAGCCAGCGTGCTTTGTGAAATAGCCCGAATAGAAGCGGCACGTGGGCAGCGTGTTCTGATTACCGCACATCGTTCAGAGCTAATATCACAGTTGAGTAACACGCTGGCGAGAAACGAACTCCGTCACAATATAATTGCGGCACACTCGACAATAAAGTATTCAATCAGGCTCCACATGGAGGACCACGGCCGAACTTATTACGACCCATCAGCAAAAATAACCGTCGCTTCAGTTCAGTCCGTTAAACAACAACACATTGATGAACTGAAGGCGTACCGCGATAAATTAACAATCATAGGTGACGAATTTCACCATTATACGCGCGACTCAAAAACGTGGGGTGGTGTTTTTACACCGCTTGATAACGCGGGTGCACGCGGTTTAGGGTTGACAGCTACACCATGTCGGGCCGATGGAAAAGGGTTGTCACGTGAAACAGACGGATATGGTGACGCACTCGTTATCGGGCCGGGAATGCGTGACCTTATCGAGATGGGTTTTCTGGTGGATTACAAAATTTATTGTCCACCTTCCGATTTACATCTTGATAGAGTTAAAGTCAGCACCACGACTGGCGATTATGCCGAAAAAGAACTCAAGGAGGAAATAGGTAAATCCCACATTGTGGGGGACATAGTTCAACACTGGTTAAAATTTACACCCGGTAAACGGGGTGTAACTTTCACCGTCGGTGTGGATATGGCGGAAGAAGTTGCCGATGCCTATCGCGCAAAAGGTGTGCCTGCTGTAGCTGTATCGGGGCGGATGAAAGACAGTGAACGCATTCAGGCACTGCGTGATATCGCCAGCGGAAAAGTTTTACAGATTGTAAACGATAGTGTTCTCACAGAAGGGACAGACGTTAGTTCCCTGGAAGTCGTATCATTTGCGCGACCCACGCAAAGCTACGCGCTTTTTTGTCAGATGTTTGGGCGAGGCACGCGGACCAGTCCCGACACGGGGAAGACACATCTCACGGTCATCGACGCCGTATCGAACGTCATGCGCCACGGTTTACCGGACGCACCGCGTGAGTGGAGTCTTGACCGCCGGGAGCGTCGCACAGGTAAAAGTGAACCATCGACGGTGCGAGTGTGTACAGCTTGCGCGGCGGTGTACGAACGGTTCCGCGATGCATGTCCTGACTGTGGTGAGCCTGTACCTAAACCGGCGCAACGTAGTGGTCCGGAGTTTGTCGATGGTGATTTATACGAGCTTGACCCGGATGTACTGGCACAGATGCGTAATGAGGTTGTGGGAGCACGTGAGACACCCGAGGCAATGCGTGACAGACTGACTGGTCGCTATTGTCCACAAGTTAAAGTGATACACGAAGTTAAAAAGCAAATAAAACGTCTTGACGCGCTCGTCAAACTGGACCATACTCTTGCCCAGTGGGCCGGGTATCGCCGTGCGGAAGGTCTGAGCGACAGTGAAATATTTCGCAAATTTTACCTGACATACGGTGTGTCATGGCTGGAGGCGCAGGCGCTCAAAACGGCTGATGCGGATAAATTAAGAGAGAGGATTGGGTTATGAGTGATGAACAAGAATGTATGTTTTGTAACGGTTGTGGTGTCGTCGAGGAGTGGAATGAAAGCCTGAACGACTGGGAGGATGTGAGATGTCCCGAATGTGGTGGTACAGGGATTGATGATGACCCGGAGGGACAATGACACCAACACTTCTCGAATGGCAACGTAAGCACGGTATCACGGCTGAGGCGCTGGCTGACCTTGTGACAATGGTGGGACTGGACGTCCCACGCTCAACCAAAGATACGCCCGAAGCGCGTGTGCAGGATGAGGCGCGACTACTGGCAAGCAAGATGGGCTGGCGACTTTTCAGAAACAATTGCGGCGCGTTAAAAGACGAAAATGGTCGAGTTGTACGCTATGGCATCTGCAATGACTCCCCGGCGATGAACAAGCGTATCAAGTCGAGCGACCTCGTCGGTATTCGCCCCGTGGTTATCACGCCTGATATGGTCGGGTCAACCATTGGACAGTTTGTGGCGCGTGAGGTAAAGAAAGCCGGATGGAAGTATAAAGGTACGGAACACGAACAGGCACAGCTTGCATTTGGGACGCTCATCATTGGGCTGGGTGGAGATTTTAAATTCTGGAACGGAAGTGGCGACCTGTAAGGGATTGACCACTCCGTCAACCTGTGCCATACTGCAACAAATTACCTAATGGAACCGAACTCATGAGCAAAGAACATATTCTGGAAGTCGCATACGTAATGGCACAACGCGATGGCTTCGGTAGTCTAACGCGCGATGGTGTCGCAGCCGAAGCCGGCGTGGCAATGGGTACTATCAATCATCACTGGGTCAGGATGGGTGCACTTCGTGAAGCAGTAATGCAACGGGCAGTGGAAGAAGAAAACCTTGAATTGATTGGGCAGGGTATTGCACTGGGTGACAACATTGCTAAGTCGGCACCACTGGAGCTACGTGCTCGCGCGCTGACCACCTTACTTTAATAACCAAAACGGAGAGACAGAGATGACACATACGAATCCCCCTGTGCAGGGGGCTGATTCCCTGCACTTTATCGTCTGCAAAACAGTACCTTCACAGAAGAAGCCGGGGCGCACGGAGAAGATGCCATGTAATGCCGCTGGAGATGTAGTCAGTCTGCACATTGCGGACCGGATGACTCACGCTCAGGCGGTCGCGGCGGCTTCTGCACTGGGTGAGTCATATCGTCCCGCAGTCATTCTTACGGGTGATGGTCGTTTCTGCGTGGATATCGACGGGGCACTACAGGCCGATAACACCTGGTCACCACTCGCGCTGGAATTATGCACAACTTTTGCCGGTTGTTACGTGGAAGTGAGCAACAGTGGTAAAGGCTTGCACATTTTCGGTTACAGTCCGTCCATTCCCGAACACGCCTGTAAAAATATTCCGCTGCACATCGAACTTTACACCTCCGACCGCTTCATCTGCTTGGGAAGTGGTGCACGGGGCGACATGATGTTCAACGCATCCACACCGCTCAACGCCACGGTTGCACGTTATTTCCCGCAGACCGAACAAGCCGCGGCGACGGAATGGACAACAACTCACGCTGAAGGTTCATGTCCGATTGAGGACGATGCGAAACTCATCGAAAAAGCCTGTTCAAGTAAAGGTGGTGTCGCGGCTGTTTTCGGTGGTAAAGCAACATTCAAAGACCTGTGGATGCGCAATGTTGAGGTACTGAGTGATGCGTATCCGGATGAGGACCGCGAGTATGACGGGTCAAGTGCTGATGCAGCGTTAGCCCAGCACTTGGCGTTCTGGACGGGTGGTAACTGTGAACGCATCGAACGTCTGATGCGCCTGTCTGCGCTGGCACGCCCTAAATGGGACAGTCACAAATCGTACATGCAACGTACCATTCTGGGTGCTTGCGCACGTCAGACCACCTATTATAGCGTCGGCGCACCGATTGAACTGGTGACCCCCGCGCAGGTTGTAGAATCTAATACGCCAATTATCCGCAGCGGCTATCAGTTCATTGGTGGGTCTCAATTATTAGACCATTTTAAAGGCTGCGTATATGTAGCCGATAGTCATCGTGTATTAACCCCAAATGGTCAAATGCTGAAATCGGAACAATTCGACGTTATGTACGGTGGTTATGCCTTCGCGTTAGATGACAGTAACGAAAAAACAACAAAGTCTGCTTTCGAAGCCTTCACACGGAGTCAGTGCATCATGTTCCCGAAAGTTGACCGCTCGACATTCCGTCCGGACCTGTCACAGGGTGCCATTATTGAGGAAGACGGTTTGCGTCATGTTAACGCATACGTACCGGTGACGGTGGCGAGCGTCCCGGGCGATGTGACACCTTTCCTCACTCATCTGGCCAAACTGTTACCCGTCGAGCGTGACCGCGACATTCTGTTGTCCTACATGGCGGCGTGCGTCCAGTACAAGGGAACTAAATTTAAATGGGCACCATTGCTGCAGGGCGTCGAAGGTAACGGTAAAACACTGTTCACATTGTGCGTAATGGAAGCGGTCGGTTCACGTTACAGCCACATGCCGCCAGCGCAGGAAATTGGTGAGAAGTTCAACGCCTGGCTGTTCGATAAAATATTTATCGGCGTGGAAGATATTTACGTTCCGGAGCAGAAACTCGAACTGATTGAAACACTCAAGCCGATGATTACTGGTGAGTACCTCGCTAAGCGTGCGATGCAGCAGGACCAGGTGATGCACCGCCTGTGTGCTAACTTCATGTTCAATAGTAACCACAAAAACGCCGTGCGCAAGACAGCTAATGACCGCCGGTTCGCCATTTTCTATACCGCACAGCAGGAGCATATCGACATTGTACGTGACGGTATGGGTGGCGATTACTTCCCCAACCTGTATGACTGGCTCAAACGTGGTGGCGGATTTGCAGCCGTAACGCATTATCTGGAGAACTACGCCATTCCCGCACAACTTAACCCGGCGACACATTGTCAGCGCGCACCAGAGACCAGCAGTACTCACGAGGCTGTGACAGCATCACTCGGCAGCGTCGAGCAGGAAATTATGGAAGCGATTGACGAGGGTCGCCAGGGATTTGCAGGTGGATGGGTGAGCAGTAAGGCACTGGACAACCTGTTACGCCAGATGCGTGCTGACCGTACTGTACCGGTGGGTAAACGTCGTGACATGATGCGTCAACTAGGTTACGACTGGCACCCGGCGCTTAAAGATGGACGTGTGAATAACGTGATAATGATTGATGGTGGTAAGCCACGGTTGTACATCAAGATTGGACACATTCACGCTAACCTCACAAATGCGGCAGATGTGGCGCGCCATTATGCGGCGGCACAGGGTGATACGAGTGCTTTAGCCTTTGCAGAAACTAAATAAGCCCTTCGGGGCTTTTTTTTTGCAATTGGTATTGACGAGTCCGTCAAGGTGGGTTATCTTTAACTCATCGGAACAACAACAGAGAGGGTTGAGAGATGAGCTATAAAGAGAAAGACATAATGCACGAAAATGGTAAATTTTGGGTACTGAAAAACAAAGAAGGTTTTCACGTGATGGTTTCGGGGGTGACGCATAGCGTCAGTGAGAGTTCTTATAGTCAGTTAGATTTAGCAATCACACGCTGTGACTATCTCGCAAGTCGCACAATGAAAAAATAAAATACGACCCGCTTCGGCGGGTTTTAATGGAGAGGAATAACCAAATGAAAAACATCATCAGTCATCACAAACTGTCTGACCTGCTGGGTAATATGACCGAGGTTCAGGCGCTGAACACACTGTCACGCATGCGTGCACAGGCTGACCGGGACGGACTGTGTGTCACTCGTCTCATTGTTGAAGGTAAAGTACGGGAGCAGTGGATATGGAAGCACTAAGCTATTGCAAGCTGATGGAGCGCTGTTTAGCAGCTGAGGCGCGCGTCGCAGAGCTGGAGTCGCGCACCGTGAAGCTGCCAGACTTACGGTAGATTGTATCCGGAGAAAGATATGTCTGGTCTGATGGCGTTTATAACTACAGCCGAGACGTAAAGGAAGTGCTGACCACCGCTGGTATCAAGTGGGAGGTTGATGTGACTCACCGGGCATCGAGAAGCTACCGTACAGCGGAATCATTTGGTCTGGTTCAGCCAACTAACGCGCCGGTAGTGTTCTGGTTCGAAAAGTATCAAGCGGAGGCTGAGTGAAATCGGTGTTGTTCGCCCTGGACGGTGTACTGCGGGATGCACAGGGCGAACCAATCAAGGACAATATTGCGCTCGCAAGGGCGCTGTACTGTGCGGGTCATGATGTGCTGGTGACCGGTCCACGTGACGCTTACGAATGGTTACACAAACACGATGTGACATTCGATGACCTGTTAGCCGGTCGTCACATTACGATTGGCGCCACGAAGCTGATGTTTGCGGTTGTCAATGATGAAATTATGGCGCACGCGCTCAAATGTGCAGGTGTGCATACTTGGAGATATGAAAATGCGTAAATTACTGTTCTGTCTGATGCTGTGTGGTACTGCTAATGCGGCTGTTACTGCTGAGACAAATGAATCACAGGTTGCTAACCTACTCTTTAACGGCTGTAGCGCTCAACGTGCGCAAATGGGCGTACAGGAAGTGATTAAACAGGCTAACCCGGGCGGCAATCCTGCGGCGACCGACCTTATCATTAAAGGTTACAAGTTCGGCATTGACTACCCGAACGTCGGATGTAACCAGTTCTTCACGGTTGTTATTGACCAGTTAGTTAAAAGCCGGAGCAAAGTGTAATGAGTATACTAACCGATGAGCAATTACTGGCCGACGTGGCTGCGGGAATGAGTGGTCATGCTATAGCGAAAAAGTACAGTATGAGCCCGGGAAACATTAACCGCCGCATCAAACGTCTCGGTGCGCGCGGTCTGGGTCACGGTGGTAATGTGTCTCGCTTTGTGCCGGACGGTTACAAGGTGAAAGGCACATCGTCACTGGTGAAGTCAGACGGCACCCTGGCGATGCAATGGGTCAAGACCGATGCGGACTCCGAGCGCCAGTTAAAAATGATGCAGGAAGCGATTGCGGCGCTTACAGAGTGCTTATCCCCACTAGAGGAAATTAATTTAATATCCCGTGATGAGGATACCACTCTCCTGAATATGTACACAGTAACGGATGCACACATTGGTATGTTAGCATGTGAAGAAGAGGGTGGAGACGATTATGATACAAACATTGCGGAGCATCTCATATCGTCGTGGTTCAAATCAGCGACAGCATTGGCACCCAACGCAACAGAGTGTCTCATTAACCTTCAGGGAGATTTCCTGCACTTCGACGGACTGAAGGCGGTTACACCAACATCCGGACATATTCTCGACTCTGATACGCGTTTCTTCAAAGTTGTCCAGACTGCTATCCGTGTGATTAAGCGAGCCGTGAACATGTGTCTGGAGAAGCATCGGAAAGTGACGCTGCTAATCGCCACGGGTAACCATGACCTCGCGTCCGCCGTGTGGTTGCGAGAGATGTTTAAAGAGGTGTATTGCGATAATCCCCGCGTGACCATTGTGGAAGAACAGAGCCCCTATTATGCAATCGAATTCGGCAAAGTGATGATTGGTGTCCATCACGGGCATTGTTCCAGAATGGAAAAGTTGGACGCAGTATTTGCCAGTAAGTTCCGGGAGATTTACGGTCGTACTAAGTTTGGCTACCTACACATGGGGCACTATCATCACCGGAAAGTAGCAGAGAGCAACATGTTCGTTACTGAGATGCACCAAACTCTGGCGGCCAAAGACGAGTATTCAAGTAACGGAGGTTACGACTCCGGAAGAAGTGCTACCGTCATAACATATCATCGAGACTACGGTGAGATTGGTAGAATATCAATTCCCGTAGAGATGATTAAGGACCAGTATGGACTGGAATAGTATCTACGAATACAGACAAGGAAGTCTGTACGCCAAGTACAGTCTCAACGGTAAGTACCCAGTTGGAAGACTGGTCGGGTACCTAGACAAAAGAGGGTACATAAGGACAAAGTTCAACGGTAAGATGACGTTTGCGCATCGTATAATATGGGAAATGTTCAACGGTGAAATCGAAGAAGGAATGGAGATAGACCACATCAACGGTGTCAAAACAGACAACAGGATTGAAAATTTAAGGTGTGTCGACAGATTTGTAAACTGTAAAAACGCATCAATAAGAAAAGATAACATCAGCGGAGCAACTGGTGTCTCATACAACGTCGCAAAGGGTAAATGGATAGTACAGGTACAGGTTGACAAAGTGAGAAGTGCGGTGTCATTCGCTAACAAAGAGGATGCAATAGATTTCGCAAATGATATCTATTGTAGTGAGAAAAAATTTACTGAGAGGCATGGGAAATGATTAGTTATAATTTCAATGCAGGTTATATCTGGTTTCGCGTGTTCGGTAAAGGGATTTTAATTATTGACCGGTCTATTCATCCTCCACTATTCAGTGTGAGGACAGGAAGGAAAAAGGAATTAAGAATAGGGAAATATAGAATACAGTTAATCAGGTAAATAAAAGGCCCGCATTTAGCGGGCTTTGTTTTTATTATTTAGGGTTAGTCTCGTAATTGCATGAGTAGCGATTCATAAATACCTTTCTTATTTATCTCCCACAGTTACGACAGCGACCATTCGCTACATAACGTTCAGATATTGTATTGCATTTTTTACAGGGTTCATAAGGCATGTACCACTTCTGACCCGCCTCAATAGCTATTTGACGTGGTGTTTTCATCTTGACGGTGGTCAAAGTGATGTTACCGATATTCAATCCCATCTCAGCCAACTGTATGGCCTGTTCCAGTGTTTTCCGTTGGCACTTCATTTCCTCAATAGTTGCATTTAATTGTTCAAGAGTGAAACGCATTGTGTCCACATGGTTAGTGCTTTTTTGAAGCACCTGAGAGGCTTTAGCGTCTTTACTAATCTTAGAACATATCGCACATTTGCTACCGCGGTAGACGCCCGGGTGACCGCATTTTGACATGCGTTTGGTGCCGATTCTGAGGCCGTTATTCGGGTTGTTCCATAACTGGTCCAGTAACCATTGCTCGTGCTCATCGTCAGAATTGGTTCTGTTTTTGAAATGTCTCACGAAGTCCTCATGATTGTATCGAGCACAAAGCGTACAAAGACCCGTGTCTTCATGAAACGTTTTGCAATCACAATTTTCTCTAAGATGGTACATTTGTATAAACCCAGCATACTGTATATTTGATTTATACATTGTTACATGAGTTGTTTGCCGTGTCAATACCTCATTTTACCCCGAAATACCCGAGACATCGGGGTGGCGAATTTACTTTCACAATCAGCAGCTTACGCGCATAACCGAAAACCCCGTACATTCTTG